TTATTATGAAGAATTACGGAGAAGAACTCGGGTGGGAGTTAGATGTTGACTTTCCATCATGGGGTAACACAGAAATTTATGTAAAAACAATATCTAAAGGATATCTTTTACCAGGAGAAAAACCAAAAGACGCTTATTGGAGAGTTTCAACTAAGGTTGCGCAAAGATTAGGTAAACCACAACTTGCAACAAAGTTCTTTGATTACATTTGGAAAGGTTGGTTATGTTTGGCCACGCCGGTATTATCTAACACAGGAACAGATAGAGGACTACCAATATCTTGTTTTGGTATTGATGTTGGAGATAGTATTTATGAAATTGGTAACAAGAATTTAGAGTTGATGATACTAGCTAAACACGGAGGTGGTGTTGGAATTGGTATTAATATGATTAGACCAGCCGGTGCTAAAATTACAAACAATGGTACATCAGACGGTGTTATTCCATTTATCAAAATTTATGACTCAACAATTCTTGCAACAAATCAAGGTTCAGTTAGAAGAGGTGCAGCATCTGTTAATATTAAAATTGACCACAAAGACTTTGAGGATTTCTTAGAAATTAGAGAACCTAAAGGAGATATAAATCGTCAATCACTAAACTTACACCAATGTGTTGTAATTAGTGATAAATTTATGAAGAAGTTAGAAGAAGGTGATAGTGAGGCTCGTAGAAAGTGGGGTAAATTATTACAGAAAAGAAAGGCAACTGGTGAACCATACATCATGTACAAAGGAAACGTGAATAAACACAATCCAGAAATGTATAAAAAGAATGGTTTAAAAGTTCACATGACTAACATTTGTTCAGAAATAGTACTTCATACTGATGAATCACATTCATTTGTTTGTTGTTTATCTTCCTTAAATTTGGCAAAGTATGACGAATGGAAAGACACCGATTTAATATATACAGCAACAATTTTTTTAGATGGTGTATTAGAAGAGTTCTTACAAAAGGCAAAAAATATGAGAGGTTTTGAAAACTCAGTTCGTTCAGCTGAAAGAGGTAGAGCGTTGGGGTTAGGTGTCTTAGGTTGGCACACATATTTACAACAAAAGGGTATACCATTTGAAGGTTTAACGGCACAATTTGAAACTCGTAAGATTTTTTCTCAAATGAAGATTGAATCTGAAAGAGCTAGTAGAGATTTGGCATCTGAATACGGAGAACCACTTTGGTGTAAAGAAAGTGGATTTAGAAACACCCATTTAAGAGCGGTTGCACCTACGGTATCAAACTCTAAGTTGAGTGGTAACGTAAGTAGCGGAATAGAACCTTGGGCCGCAAACGTATTCACCGAACAAACTTCAAAAGGAACTTTTATTCGTAAAAATCCTGAGTTGGAAAAAGTTCTTCGTAAAATAGGTAAAAACACAAAAGAAGTTTGGGATCAAATTTTGGCTGATGGTGGTTCCGTACAAGGACTTGAATGTTTAGATGAATGGTGTTTCTTAGATGGTAAAGTTGTTAGTTGTACCGAAATAAAAGAAGATGATAGGTTTAAAATGTATTCTATTAAAGAAGTTTTTAAAACATTTAAAGAAATCAATCAATTGGATTTGGTAAGACAGGCTGGAGTTAGACAACAATATATTGACCAAGCGGTATCACTAAATTTAGCGTTTCCGGCAATTGCGGACCCAAAATGGATTAACCAAGTTCACATGGAAGCATGGAAACAAGGAGTTAAAACACTTTATTACATGAGAACAGAATCAGTATTAAGAGGTGATATTGCAGCACAAGCGATGAATCCTGATTGTGTTTCTTGTGACGGGTAAAATACGTTTTACGACACTTTTAATTATCACGACATTTTTTCACGACACTTTTGTGGAATCATGTCGTGATTTTTTTATTTATTACCATTTTATATTAGTTTATATTTATTGATATGGCAGTAAAGTATGGTATAGATTATCCTTTTAGAGACAGTGCTAGAGGTGATTATGTAAAAATGACTGAAAACCCTGAAAGAGAGGTGAGGGCAAATCTTATACATTTATTATTAACCAAAAAAGGAACGAGATATTATTTACCCGATTTTGGTACAAGAATTTATGAATACATTTTCGAACAAAATGACGTGGTCACATTTAATCTAATTGAAGAAGAAATTAGGGAAGGTGTTAAAAAGTATATCCCAAATCTGGACATAAATTCAATAAAAATAATGTCCGCTGAAAATGATCCTGACCAAACAAGAACGTTTTCACAAGAAGAAGATGAGAGATTGTTTAGAATATCAGATTCAACATCAAAACCTTACACTGCTAAAGTTAAAATAGATTACACAGTAAATAACGGAGCCTTTTCATCTTCGGATTTTATAATTATTAATATATAATATGTCAAAGAAAATATCATACGCAACAAGAGATTTTGCGGGATTAAGAGAAGAATTGGTTAATATGACCAAGAACTATTATCCTGATTTGGTAAAAAATACCAATGACGCATCAATATTTTCAGTATTGTTGGATTTAAACGCGGCGGTTGCGGATAATTTACATTTTCATATTGATAGAGTTTGGCAGGAAACAATTTTAGATTTTGCTCAACAAAGACAGTCATTATTTCATATTGCCAAAACATATGGTTTAAGAGTACCAGGTAATAGACCTTCAGTTGCATTATGTGATTTTTCAATTAATGTACCTGTAAGTGGAGATAAAGAAAAAACTGAATACCTTGGTTTATTAAGATCGGGGGCTCAAGTTTCAGGTGGTGGACAAATATTTGAAACAATTGAAGATGTTGACTTTTCTAATCCATTTAATAGTAAGGGAGAACCAAACAGATTAAAAATACCAAACTTTGATGGAAACAATAAATTAATATCATACACAATTACCAAAAGAGAAGCTGTGGTTAATGGTGTTACTAGAATTTTTAGAAAAGTTATTACTGACATAGATCAAAAACCATTTTTAAAAGTTTTTTTACCTGAACAAAATGTATTAGGAATTACTTCAGTAATACATAAGGATGGTACCACATTTGGTGCTAATCCCACATTAGCAGAATTTAGTTCACCTTCAAATAAATGGTATGAGGTAAAATCATTAATGGAAAATAAAGTATTTGTTCCGGATCCAACTAAAGTTTCCGATAGAGATAATTTTAAACCTGGAACGTATCTTGATGTTAGTAATAAATTTATTACAGAATACACACCTGAAGGTTACTTTCATTTAACATTTGGAAGTGGAACCGTTAATCCTTTAGATAATTTGGATAACTATATTACAGGAGATTTAAAAGTTAATTTAGCAACATACCTCAATAACTTATCTTTAGGATCAATACCTAAATCAAATACAACAATCTTTATCAAATACAGAATTGGGGGAGGTAAGGATAGTAATTTAGGTGTTAACGTTATTACAAATATAGATAATGTTGATTTTAATGTTAATGGACCTGTTTCATCAGTTAATACACAAGTAATACAATCATTAAGAGTTACAAATGTAACACCAGCAATAGGTGGGTCAGATCAACCAACTATTGAAGAAATTAGAAACATGGTTGCATATAATTTTGCAGCACAAAATAGAGCAGTTACTTTAAATGATTATAAATCACTTATTGAAAACATGCCCGCAACATATGGTGCACCCGCAAAAGTTAATGTAATGGAAGAAGACAATAAGGTAAAAATTAAACTCACATCCTATGATGAAAAGGGTAATTTGACTAATGTCGTTTCTAATACTTTAAAAAATAATATAATCGAATATCTTTCTGAATATAGAATGATTAATGATTATTTAGAAATTGAAAGTGGTGAAGTAATTGATATGTCTGTTGAAGTAGATATTTTAACAGATAAAAACGAAAGTGAAACTGAAATTGTGAGAACGGTAATTCAGAAAGTAATTGAATACTTTAGAATTGAAAAAAGAAAAATGGGAGACCCATTATTTGTTGGTGAATTGTTTAAAGAAATTGGAACTGTTGCCGGAGTTGTTAGTGTGGTCGATATTAATGTTTTTGGAAAAGTAGGTGGAGAATACTCAACTAATGAAGTATCTGTTGGATATGTCGATGAAACAACCAAAGAAATTGTACAATCTGATATGACAATTTTCATGAAATCAAATCAAATATTCCAAATTAGATTCCCGAATAAAGATATTAAAGTTAGAGTGAAACCTCTGGTTTCGACTACATTCTAATTTAAAATTTTCTTATATTAAAGTGGAAAACTTCATTGTTTCTATTTATTATAAGAATGACACAAAAACATAGAATAAGTACAAATATCGGTAAAGATCAAGTAATTAAAGTTGAATTAAAACAAGACTTTGATTTACTTGAAATCCTTTCATTAAAATTCACACAAAAAGAGGTTTACACTTCTTTATGTGCCGACTACGGAGTTGTTTGTGGAAGAATCAGTGTCAATAATGGGTTAGGTGTACCAAACGCAAAAATTTCTATTTTTATTCCACTAAGTGAGGAAGACGAAAACGATCCATTAATTTCTACACTATATCCTTATAAATCCATTACTTCCGATGTTAATTCTGACGGATATAGATATAATCTATTACCATCAAGAAAACAACATGGAGGACATGAACCAACAGGGACATTTCCGGACCAATCAGACATTCTTAATAGAGAGGAAGTTTTAGAAGTTTATGAAAAATATTACAAGTATACTGTAAAAACAAATACCGCCGGTGATTTTATGATATGGGGTGTTCCAACAGGACAACAAACACTTCATGTTGATGTTGATTTATCTGATGTTGGTTGTTTTTCTTTAAGACCATATGATTTTATAAAACAAGGATTAGGTGAAGATGCTTTTAAAAATACTTACACGTATAAATCCTCATCCGACCTTTCATCACTACCACAAGTTGTAAGTTTTGATAAAACTATAGATGTTTTTCCATTTTGGGGAAATGAAGACTTGTGTGAAATTGGTATAACAAGAACAGATTTTGATTTATCAGATAGAGGTGTTAAAATAGAACCAAAGGCGTTTTTAATTGGAGGTACATATACCGATACCGGTAAAAACTCACTTAACAAAAATTGTCAACCCAGAAGAAAAATGGGTAG